GGAACGTGGTATTGGTCAACCAGTAAGCACTAAGTATGGTGTACATACAGAAGTAGAGAACAATTTTGATGTTGTTGCTCGTTACTATCCTTCAACATCTGATGGTAAGGTTGTAGGATTTAAGAAACGTTTGAATCCTAAAGACTTTGTTGGGATTGGTAGCACAAAGGCAACTAATGAACTGTTTGGTCAATCTGTCTTTGAAGCTGGTCAGAAGTACCTTGTCATAACAACTGGAGAAGAAGATGCATTGGCATTTGCCCAAGCACTTTACTCAAAGAAAGACGGTGTAGAATACTGGACACCTGTTGTTAGTGTGACTTGTGGTGATGGTAGTATCATCAAACAGTTCAAGGCTAACTTTGAATATATCAACAGTTTTTCTAAGGTCATTCTATCGTTTGATCAAGACGAATCGGCACAGAAGTATGTAGAAGAAGCTGCTCGCCTACTAACTCCGGGTAAGGCGTTCATTGCAAAGCTTCCACAAGGCGTTAAAGATGCCTCTGACATGGTTAAAACAGGTCGATCAGCAGAGCTTAAACAACTCTTCTGGAAAGCTACTCCTTTTAGCCGTGTTGATGTGCTTCACTTGAGTCAAATGTGGGATGACTTTGAAAGTGAAGACAATAACGTAAAGATTCCTTTCCCTGCATCGTGGGCACATCTTAATGAGATGATGAATGGTGGTATGGAGAAGGGTGAAATTACAATCATTGGTGCGTTGACAAGTATCGGGAAGTCCTCTATCGTTAATAACGTCGTATATTCATTGATCGAGAACACAACATTCAAAGTTGGTGCAATGTATCTGGAAGGCACAAAGCGTGAGGTTGTACGTGACTTGTTGTCGCTTGATGCTGGTATGAACTTACGGACTGTCAATCGTGAGAACGTAGACATTGAAGCGCTGAAGAATCGATTCTTTGAGAACCTTGCAAAGAAAGATCAATTCGTGTATGTTGACCACCAAGGTAGTATTTCCACAGCAGAGATTTTTGATAAGCTCAACTATCTCGCCAAGGCTGAGAACTGTGGATACATTACTCAAATTTGCAAAGGAGACAGATACTTGTGTGGTGGCAATCTCACACATGCGTAAGCCTTCTGAGGAAAACCCACACGCAGTTACGGAATACCAATTAATGGGTTCCAGTTCTTTGAATCAAATTGCGTTCAATACTATCCTGATCAGCCGTGATAAGATGAACCCTTGTCCGATTAAAAAGTCAGCCACTAAACTGCAATTGGTTAAGTGTCGTCGTACTGGTAACACTGGTGATGCTGGATGGTTGCGTTATGATGGAGCTACAACACATATGTTTGCAACGTCTGACCCATATGTAGAAGAGTTCCTTGATGAACCACCTTCTGTGGAAGCACTAGAAGTTCCTGCACACATGGTTGACTTTTGATTAAAGGAGGCGTAAAATCCTACGTTCAATTTAGGAGATTTTGCATTGGAAAAGAAATTCTTTGAGGGGGATTGGGTTTTTGACATTGAAACTTTCCCGAACACCTTCACGTTCGCAGCAGTTTATTCGAACGGTAAGGGTATGCGAGCATTTGAAATCAGTGATCGTAAAAATGAAGTAGAAGAACTCCTTGACTTCTTTCGCAAGGTGAAATCTGCCGGTCATCGTTTTGTAGGATTCAATAACAATAACTTTGACTATCCGGTTATCCACCACATCTTACAGAAAGCCCGCAAGGTTCATGGGACTGATAAGAAAGTAAAAGTAACAGCGAAAGAGCTTTATGATGTTGCGATGAAGCTTATTAATTCAAGCAAAGAAAACAAGTTTGGCTCAGCAATCAAAGAGAAAGATGTGGTCATTCCGCAGGTTGATTTGTTCAAGGTTCATCACTTTGATAACAAAGCACGTTCTACATCTTTGAAAATGCTTGAATACAATATGCGTTCCACCAATATTGAGGATCTTCCTTATCCTGTTGGTACTGTGCTGGATGATAATCAGAAAGATGTCTTAATCAAATACAACAAACACGACGTTAGTGAAACGCTGAAGTTCTATTGGTATTCTTATGAGAATCTGAAGCTTCGCGCTGATCTGACTACACAATTTGGCTTTGATTGCACAAACTTTAATGATACCAAGATTGGTAAAGAGTTGTTCATTCGTACATTGGAGAAGGAAGCTCCGGGTAGTTGTTACATGAAAACTGAATATGGTAAGGAAGTACGGCAGACCAAACGTGACAAGATTGTAATTAAGGATTGCTTGTTTCCGTATATTAAGTTTGATCGGGCAGAATTTCAAGCTGTACACAAATGGTTTCAGGATCAAGTTATCACTGAGACTAAAGGTGTGTTCAGTGATTTGATGGAGCATCAGCTTGGAGATGTAGCCAAGTATGCTGAAATGGTTGTCAAGAAAAAGAAACTGTCTGATCCTGTAGATAAAAAGAATAAACGATACGTTCCATCTGAGGAAGTTATTGCTGAGAAGCGTAAAGAACAACCAATGGGCTGGATTGAAGAGAAGGAACTTAAGTCACCAAAGGGAGCCAAAAGCTATTATTGGTGTTGGAATGTAGCTGAAACATTGAACGTTATGATTAACGGCTTTCGTTATGATTATGGCGTAGGTGGTATTCATGGGGCAACACAAGGGACAATCCGTAGCACTGAGAAGCGAAAGATTCGAACGCTTGACGTTAAAAGTTATTACCCAAACATGGCAATCGCTAACCAGATTTATCCAGAGCATTTGGGTAAGACCTTCTGTAAGGTGTACGCTGATTTATACGAACAGCGTACACAACAACCAAAAGGGTCAGCGGCTAACGCAGCACTGAAATTGGCACTCAACGGGGTGTACGGGGATAGTAACAACGAGTTCAGTCCCTTGCTTGATCCGGCTTGGTCAGTTGTCCTTGTGCATGCTTATGGAAAAGCTGATTGATAATTGTAATGCTCGGATTATCATGTGTAACACGGATGGTTTTGAATACATTGTTGACGTTGAACAATTTGAAGAAGCTGATAAGTGGGTGAAATGGTGGGAAGAGCTTACCAAGCTTGAGATGGAAGGTGATACTTATAACCAAATGTTCATCCGAGACGTAAATAATTACATAAGCGTTACTGAGTCAGGTAAGATTAAACTGAAAGGAGCCTATGAGTTTATGGATTTCGATAAACTTGGTTGGCACAAGAACCATTCAGCGATGGTAATTCCTATGGCTGTAAAGGCTCACCTGATTGATGGAACGGACTTTGAAGAGTTCATTCGCCTGCATGAAAACAAGTTTGACTTTATGTTGAGAACGAAGGTGCCTCGTAGTAGTAGCTTGGTTTTAGTGGTTGATGAAGAAGATGTACCCCAACAAAACATTTGTCGCTATTATCCGGCAAAGGAAGGTGGTGGTAAGCTGATTAAACTTATGCCCCCACTGGTTGAAGGTGGCGATGTTCGACGGTTAGGTATTGACACAGATTGGAATGTAAAGACATGCAACAACATTAATGACTTCTCATGGGGAGTTGACTATAAATATTACATTGATCAGGCAGCTAAACTAATTGAAGCAGTGTCGGAGGATGTAACTGATAAACAAGGTAAGAATTGTGAACGAGTTACGGCAGTCGAAGAAAATTGAAAATACTGCTTTACAGGTTGATAAAATCGTGTCAAAATTGATGTATGAAAAATAAATGCAGGATGAATAAATGAGAGGTATGAGTAAGAGTAGAGGTATGACATATGGTCTAGGAATAAATGATGCAGATTATGTCACTTCCAAGACTGAAAAATATATCGATACCAATGGTAAACAAAGGCAACGACAAATTTGGCATTGTCCATTCCATTTAGTGTGGACTAAATTAATTTATAGATTTAGTCCAGAGTGGATAAATAAATATCCGACCTATGAAAATGTTGATTTATTTTCCGATTGGATATACTTTTCTAAATTCAAGTGTTGGATGGAGACACAAGATTGGGAAGGGAAGCAGTTAGATAAAGATTTGCTTTCAGGAGAAAATAAGATATACTCACCAGAGACTTGTATTTTTATCCCACAAGAATTAAATAAGTTTTTGATAGATTTTCAAAGAAAAGGTAAGAATTCAGAACTACCAAAAGGTGCCTACCCAACAACAAGTGGTAGATTTATGAGTAAAGTTTGTAACCCTTTTGATGGTGAAGTAGAGTATTTAGGATATTTTGACACAGCTGAGGAGGCTCACAATGCTTGGAGAGGAAGGAAGTTAGAGTTTGCCCTATTGTGGGCAGAGAAGATAAATGATGAACGAGTAACAAAAGCTTTAGTAAATAAATATCAAAATTATGAGGAATCAAAATGAAAAATGCAATCTACGCAGTAATCGAGAAAGCAACTGGTCTGACTCTTGAAGCAACCACTACACGCGAAGCTGCACGAGAAATTAAGCGTGAGTTTGAAAGCTATAACTCTGGTAATCAATTTCAGATTGTACAGTTTGTTAAATCTAAAGTAGTACGTTGATATGGGCAGCATCAAAGTAAACAGCAAAGAAAAAGTTGGTGAAGTAAGCTACGAAACTGAGTACACTTTCACGGATGCGAGTGACTTCTTCGCTTGGGAAGATATTAAGGTTGAACGTCTGACTAATGCTGTCAAAGGATTTAATCTTGGTGGTGAAGGATTGTTTACAGATCCTGAAGGAAGTGATATCTTCGGTAACTCTGAGCCAGCTAAACCCTTCATTGACGTGAAAAAGAAAGCAAAGGAGACAAAACATTGAGTAAAACTAAATCTGTAAGTTTCCCAATCTTCGGTATTCTAGGTCTGATCTTTGTA